AGTAGCAACAAATACAATAGATAAAAGCGCATATCATCATTTATTAGGAGCTTCATTACCACAAGAATACATGTGTTATAAAGATTGGTCATTTATTAAATCCGGTGATACATCAAATCCGATCTTAGTTGGAGCTGAAGGTGTTCGCTATGGTATAGATGGTATTGATTGGAAACCAAAACACAAACTTGAGCATTATTTTGAAGAAGATTTGAGCGGCAAAATAGATGATATTATATTTAATGTAAACAAATTTAAACAATTTATAAATTAACAGTTATGATTTCACTTTACGACTATTTAGGCTATGCAGCCGGATCTGCATTAGGTAAACAAGTAGCAGAATATGCTAAATTAAAAAGTGCTAAATTTGGAACTAGACACGTATCTAATAAAGTATATAATGGTATTGTTCATTTATATGAAGAATCATTATTAAAGGAATTTTTTGAAACTAAAAAGATATTAAGTAACGCTTAAACGGGAGTAAGCGTTTAATAAGTAAATACGATCCCAAACAAATAAATTTATAAATGAAAAAAGCAGTTTTATCATTATCAGGTGGAATGGACAGTAGTTCATTATTGTTACACCTATTAGCTAAAGGCTATGAAGTAACAGCATTAGGTTTTGATTACGGTCAAAAACACAAAGTAGAATTAGAGCGTGCTACTGAATTAGTTAAGTATATTAACGATGGTTATGACTCAGAAGCAGAAGTACCTTATCAAAGAGTAAAACACCAAATTATTAAATTAGATGGTTTATCTCAATTATTAAATTCAGCTTTAGTAGAGGGTGGTAATGAACTTCCAGAGGGTCACTATGAACAATCTAATATGTCTTTATCGGTTGTTCAAAATCGTAACAAAATATTTAGTTCTATTATTCAAGCAGTAGCATTGTCTGTTGCTGAAAAAGAAAATACTGAAACTATTATTGCTATGGGGATTCATGCTGGCGATCACTTAATTTACAAAGATTGTAGACAAGAATTTCGTGATGCTGATTATCAAGCTTTTTTAGAAGGTAATGAGAATGGGTATTTAGTTACTTATTATACACCCTATCTTAAAGTTAATAAGTTTGAAATTTTAGAAGATGGATTGAAATCATGTGAGAAACTGAGTTTAGATTTTGACGAAGTATATAAACGCACAAGCACTTCCTACAAACCTTACCCATCAGGAAACAGTGATTACAAATCAGCTTCATCGGTTGAACGTGTAGAAGCATTCATAAAATTAGGTCGCCCAGACCCAGTAATTTATGAAGATGAAAATGGTATAGCTTCTTGGGATACTGTAGTAACTCATGTTAAGCAAGTATTAGAAGATTTTCAATCATCTTAAACTTTATGATATTTATAGTAGTACCACATAATACTATATAATATGAAAGTTTATATATATTGCCTATTTGATGAAAATGATATTCCATTATATGTAGGTAAAACTAAAAATAATCTTACATTAAGAAAATATCAACATCAAAGAAGATTAAATAGATTAGTAAAGATATTTGAATTAGATTATGTAGAATCAAATAATTGGAAATTTTGGGAATCATATTGGATTGAACAATTTAAAACGTGGGGATTTGATTTATTAAATCAAAATAAAGGTGGTGGTGGAGTTTCAAACCATACTAAAGAATCATGTTTAAAAATGAAATCAACTATTAGACCTAACACTTCAATTAAATTAAAAGGGATTAAACGTCCTGATGTAAGTAAAAGATTTAGTGGGGTTAAATTATCAAAAGAAACTTGTGATAAAATTAGCAAAAGTAAAATAAATCATATTTGTTATAAAGACTCAAAAAGAACAGAAAAAATATTAGAATCTAATAAACATAATTATGAATTAGGTTCTAATAGAAATAAAAAAATATCTTCTAAACTTTTAGGAAGAGAAGCAGAATGGATGAAACAAAGAAGTAAAAATATAATACAATACACTAAACAAATGATTCTTATCAAAGAATGGACAAGTGCATCCGAGGCAGCATTATCTTTTAATAAACAACCATCAGCAATTTCAGAATGCTGCAGTGGCAAAAGACAATCAGCTTATGGTTATATTTGGAAATTCAAATAGAAGTTTATTTGGCAAAGTAAAGGTAGTATCTTAAATTAAATAAGTAACCAAAAAACCAATATAGTTATGTCAAGTAGACTAAACAAAACCGCTAAATTAGCATTTTACACAGCTCGTAATCGTCAAGGCGATACAGCTCGCTTAGCTAAAACTACAGGATTTACAACTCGTTTTGTAAATTACGTATTAGCTGGTGAAAGAAGTGTTAATGATGTATTAGCAAATGCGATGTACAGTATTTCACGTCGTCGTGTTAAAAACAGTGAATTAGCAAAAGCCTAATTTCATAACCAAACCCCAAGATCCCGTGGAAACGCGGGATCTTTTACTTATCTTTATTAAAATAAAAACATGGAGGAAAAACTATGAAGTGTTTAAAAAATACAAAAACAGGTAACATAATTAGAGTTACCGATATCCAAGCCTATCAAATGGCTGGTTCTCAATGGAAATATACTCCCAAAACAGAGTGGAAAGGGCAATTTAAAAAAGAAGAACCAACAGTAGTAGTAGAAGTAGTTGAACAAACTATATCTGAAAAGCAACTAAAACGTAAAAAATAATTTTATGATAAGATTAATTAGATTTGTTATAATTTTTGCATTAATTACTCAAGTTAGTCACGCTGCTTGGGTGTTTGGTAATATTTCTCAAACTAAAGGACAGACTTTAGATCAATTAATGAACTATCTTTTTGCAATTAGCTTAGAATTATCTATTTTTATATTTACAATTCAAGGAAGAATAAAGACAGCTACATTTTTTGCAATAATATCTACGCTAATCAATTTACTGTATTATTGGTTTAAAATAGGATTTTCTTTAGAATTTTGTTCTATGGTAGTAATCAGCCCAATTATACCTACAACTATATATTTTTATTCGGATTTAGTAATGGATTTAAACACTACTACTACTAAAGATTCTGAACTACCAACACAAGAAAATTTAATTAAAATAAAAAGACCTGTTGGTAGGCCAAGAAAAATTAATTAATATTAAATAAATAAAAATATGTCAAAAATAGATCCAAATAAACTACTTATTAGTAGTGACTTTTACACAGTACAAGGCGAAGGTATATCATCAGGTATTCCTGCATACTTCGTTCGTTTAGGTATTTGTAACCTAACGTGTGGTATGAGTAGAGCATTTACTAATATGTTAGCTAAAGAACAAAACTTAGAAGACGGAGAGATATTTGAAGGTGATTTACACAAAGAAGGTAAAGCTACTTGGACTTGTGACTCTACATCTCAGTGGTTATGGAGAGGTGAAGATAAAGAATTTGATTATTTAATAAATCGTTGGAAAGAAGAAGGTGTATATGAAGATATTAAAAATGGTTTAGTTCATATTATTTGGACTGGTGGTGAACCAACAATTAAAGGACATCAAGAGGCTATTGTTAATTTTACTAATTATTGGCTTTCAAGATATCTTGATAGAAATGATGTTCATCCATTCTATGAAATTGAAACTAATGGTACTATAGTAATAGATGTTAAATTATTTAATATGCTAGATCAAATTAACTGCTCACCTAAATTATCTAATTCAGGTATGACAGCTAAACAACGTATTGTACCAGAGGCCATTGAGCGTATTAAACAACACAAAAAGTATCAATTTAAGTTCGTTATCAGCACCGAAGATGATGTTAAGGAATTATTCCGTGACTTTGTAGAGCCATTCAATATACCGCTTAAAAACATTGTTTGTATGCCAGGTTTAGATGATGCTTCTAACTTTGAAGAACGTACTCGATTCGTAATGGAAATGGGAAAGAAGTATAGATTCAGATCCCTTACACGCCTACACATAGCAGCTTGGAACAAGACTTTAAACGTCTAGGTAGAAAATTATATTTTTTAGCCATCTTCGTATATTTATTATAAACAACATTGTATGACTAAGAGGTGTAATAAATGTGAACAAATAAAAGAGGTATCGTGTTTTGGAAAAGCAGGTACATTTAAAGATGGAAGTATAAAATATAATTCATCTTGTAAAGAATGTAGGAAAAAACAATATAATAATGATAAACAGTATTATATCGAAGCAGCTAAAACACGATATCAAAATAATAGAGAAGAAATATTAGAACGTTCTAAAATATATCAACAAATATCTTCTAAACCTAAAGAATGGAGAGAAAACAATAAAGAATATCTTCATAATAAGGCTAAAGAGTGGAGAGAAAATAATAAAGATAGATCAACAAAAACACAAGCTAAGTGGCGTGAAAATAATAGAGAATATTTCTATGAATGGGCTAAAAATAATGCTGATAAAGTGAAACAGCATAATAAAAAAGCCGATGCTAAGAAGAGACAAGAAAAACCATGGGCTATAGCTTGGAGAAACCAACTAACAGGAGCTTTAAAACGACTAAACCAAACTAAACAAAGTACAACAATAGAATCATTAGGATACTCAGCTGAACAGCTTAAGGAACATATTGAAGCATTATGGAGTGAAGGAATGGATTGGAGTAACTATGGTAGAAAACGAGGATGTTGGGAAATAGATCATAAGAAAGCAGTTAGTAAATTTGATTGGAAAACCAAAGTCTCTTTAGTAAATTCATTAGATAACTTACAGCCGATGTGGGTTACTGATAATAGAAAAAAACGAAATATATAAAACATTAAACGTATAAAATAAATAAAATGAATTTATTAAAAAAATCAAATGGTAATTTAGCTCGTACACCAGAAGAGATTGAGCAGATGATAGATAAAGCAGCTGATGCTTATGCTGGGTTTTTAAATGCAGTAGGATTTGACTATACAGCTGATAGACAAACAGTAGATACACCAAGACGTGTAGCTAAAAGCTGGCTTAAAGATCTTATTGTAGGATCAATTAGTAGCGAACCAAACATTACTGTATTCCCTAATGATGAAGGGTATGATGGGTTAGTAATTCAATCAGGTATTCCTATTGTTAGTATGTGTGCTCATCACAATTTAGCATTTACAGGTTATGCTACAGTAGCATATGTTCCTGCTGAAAATGTTATAGGTTTATCTAAATTAAATCGTATTGTAGAATGGTTTTCTCGTAGACCACAAATGCAAGAATCATTAACAACTCAAATCCATGATTATATTGCTAATAAAATGGTATGTAATTCAGTAGCAGTTAGTATTGCTTGTAAGCATACCTGTTGTTCACATAGAGGCATTAAACACCCCTCTGTAATGACTACAAATAAATTTAGTGGTGTGTTTATGGAAAAAGATAATTTAATTCGT